CCAATTTTGAAGAAAAATCATGAGTAAAGGTCGCAGGCCAAAGAAAAAAGATGACGGAAGCGTACTTCCTGTTGATCCTCCAGATGTTTTGACACAGGAAAGCGAAAAAAAAGCTTATCGGCGACTGAGGTCACATCTTGTGAGGCTGGGGACAAGTCGAGCTTCGGATGTTGAAGTTGTATGTGTGACCGCAAGGCGATTGGCTCGAATTGAGTTGCTTTACGCAAAATTAGACCGAGTAGTGTCCGCCGACGAGCTGATCATGGGCGTAACAGACACAACAGGCTAAATAAATGAAAATACGAAACAGAATTAAAGAACTACGCATGATTAAGGCATCAGAACTGATGCCCAATCCAAAAAATTGGCGGACCCATCCGCAGGCCCAACAGGATGCCCTAAAAGGGATCCTGGCGGAAGTGGGTTACGCTGATGCCTTGTTGGCTAGGGAACTCCCTGACGGCAGCCTAATGTTGGTCGACGGCCATTTACGCGCCGAGTCCACACCAGACCTCGAGGTTCCGGTGTTGGTCCTGGACATAACGGAATCCGAGGCAGACAAATTGCTTTTGTCTTTGGATCCATTATCCGCCATGGCTGGCACCGATTCCTTGGCATTGGATTCCTTATTGCGTGAGGTTAATACAGGCAGCGAGGCGTTGTCCCAAATGTTTGCGGACATGGCGGCAGAAGCGGGGCTTTATCAGGACGACGCGAAGGAGATCGTCGAGGACGAGATGCCCGAGCCGCCTGCCGATCCGATCACGAAGCCGGGCGACCTGTGGCTCCTCGGAGGCCACCGGCTGCTGTGCGGCGACTCGACGAAGGCCGAGGAGGTGGAGCGGCTGATGGCAGGGGCAAAAGCGGACATGATGGTGACCGATCCGCCATACGGTGTTGAATACGATGCCGACTGGCGGAACCAAGCGAAGCGGCCCGATGGAACCGCATACGGCGCGTCCGCTCTTGGCAAGGTCTCAAACGATGACCGCGCCGACTGGCGGGAATCTTGGGCATTGTTCCACGGTGACATTGCATACGTCTGGCACGCAGGCTGCCGGTCGCCAGAAGTAGCCGAGAGCCTTACCGTCTGCGATTTTGTTATCAGAAATCTGATCGTCTGGGCGAAGAACAGCATGGTGATTGGTCGAGGCGATTACCACCACCAGCACGAGCCCTGCTGGTACGTGGTCCGCAAGGGATGCCCAGGCCGAAGAACAGACGACAGAACGCAAACGACGCTATGGCAGATCGACAAACCTCAGAAATCCGAGACCGGACACAGCACGCAAAAGCCGGTCGAGTGCATGGCACGACCGATGCGAAACCACAAAGCTGAGTTGATCTACGACCCGTTTCTCGGATCCGGCACCACGCTAATTGCCGCCGAGCAACTGGGCCGCAAGTGCTACGGCATGGAGATCAGCCCGGCCTATTGCGATGTGATCGTACAGCGGTGGGAAAAGCTGACCGGCAAGAAGGCAAAACTAGAGGCAAATAATGGCAAATAGGGCACCGCTTACAGTTGAAGTTGTAGACGCCGCCCTGCGTAAATGTTTTGGAAACATGGCCGGGGCCGCCCGGGCCTTGGGGGTGGACAGGATTACCGTTTGGCGGTTTGTAAAAAAGCATCCTAGTCTCGCTGAGGTTTTGGAAACCATGCGGGAAACTATGCTTGATAATGCAGAAACGGCATTATCTAAGGCAATCCTTGGGGGTGAATCCTGGGCTGTGTGCTTTTACCTTAAAACACAGGGACGCCGCCGTGGTTACACTACCACAGCTGGCAGTGTGATTCATCCGATCCTTGCCGAGATCAGGCAAGCCGAGGCTGACCTGCTGACCTCGCTTGGTCAATTGCTTTTAACACCTAGAAGCCGATCCGCTTCTAGGCTTACTGCTGAAGAAGTCCAGCAAGAAATTTCGACTGACAATTCCTTAAAGGCAAAAATTCTCAAGCTGATGCCCTGATTTATCATCCCAAAATCTGTTTCGGGATCATCCGCTGTCCTCGTCGCAAAGCCCTTGATTTCTTGCATGCGGGGTAACTCCCCGCATGAAACCGTCCGCTGTTTTCGAGGGTTTTTGCAAATCCCTTCTCTCCCACACCAAGGGCCCGCTCGGTGGTCAGCCTTTGGTGCTTGATCGCTGGCAAATGCGCGACATCATCCGCCCGCTGCTCGACACCCGCCTTAAGGATGGTCGCCGCCAATACCGACAGGCGCTGGTGATGCTCGGTCGCAAGAATGGCAAGACCACCTTGGCCTCGGCGCTTGCCCTTTACATGCTCTTCGCCGATCACGAACCGGGGGCGGAAATTCTCTCCGCCGCCTGCGACTCCGACCAGGCCGCCTTGGCCTTCGACATCGCCAAAAATATGGTTTTACGGAGCCCGGAGCTCTCCAAAAAATGCAAGGTCTACCGCCGTCACATCGAGGCAAACCGTGGAGCCGTTTACAAAGTCATCGCCGCCGACGCCGCTGGCAACCTCGGCCACAACATCAGCACGCTTATTTTCGATGAGCTTCTTACGCAAAAAAACCGGGACCTGTACGAAGCCCTTGTTACTTCGATGGGCGCTCGCACCGAGCCTTTGGCCTTCATGATATCGACGGCGGGCCACGATCGCGGAACGCTGCTAGCAGAATTGCATTCCTATGCGATTCAAGTCCGCGACGGCGTCGTCAACGATCCGACATTTTTGCCCGTGATCTACGAGGCTCCCCGGGAGATGGATTGGAAAAGCCCCGAGGCTTGGCGAGCGGCGAATCCTGGACTCGGAAAATCCGTGACGCTCGAATACCTCAAAGATACCTGCCAAACCGCGCAAAACAATCCGGCCCGTGAGCAATCCTTTCGCCAATACCATTTGAACCAATGGGTCGAATCCGCCGCCCGCTGGATCGCCACCGAGGCCTGGAACAGTTGCGAAGCGCACCCGACCAACCTGGAGGAGGTCCCCTGTTACGCGGCGCTTGACCTCTCCTCCCGCACCGACCTGACCTCCTTCACCCTGGCCTTCCCGCTGGCCGGAGCCATCCACCTGAAAACTTTTGCCTGGACGACCTCGGCCATGGTCGCAAAACGCAACGACACCAACCGGATGCGCTACGACCAGTTTGCGCGCAGCGGCAATCTGGAGATTATCCCGGGCGAAATCATCGACTACGAGGTGGTTTTGCGCCGTATCGCCGAGATCTCCGAGGAATACAAGATCCGGGAAATCGCCGTCGACCCCTGGAACGCCGAATTTTTGATGCAAAAACTTGAAAATCAGGGCTACATCGTCCGCGAATTCCGCCAGGGCTTCCGTTCAATGTCTCCGCCGACCAAGGATTTTGAGGCCGCCGTCCTCCAAAAGCAGATTTCACACGATGGAAATCCGCTTTTGCGCTGGTGTATCGACAATGTTGTGATCGAATTCGACGCCGCTGGCAACCAAAAGCCTTCCAAAAAGCGCTCCGTCGAGCGAATTGACGCCGCTGTCAGCTCGATCATGGCCTTCGCACGGGCCCGAACCGCCGAGGCAACCGGGGTAAATGGTGAGAGTATCTACGAGCTCCAGGGATTAGAGGTGTTTTGATGTCCGAATGGGTGCATTCCGCCGACACCATCGACCTCGAAACCCGCATGGGGAAGGTAAAACCGTCGCCGGTCGGCCCGATTACGACCTCGGTTTTGACCGCTCCAAGCTCCACGGGCGTCACCGTCTCCGAATCCTCGGCCCTTGCTGTCTCCGCTGTGTTCGCCGCCGTGCGTGTGATCGCCGAGGCCATCGGCACTTTGCCTCTCCATGTCTACCGCCGGGATGGCCAAAAGCGTTTTTTGGCTCCCGATCACCCCGCCTATCGAGTCCTTCACAGCCAAGCCAACCCCGAGGCCCCCGCCTCCGTCGCCCGTGTCGCTTTGGTGGCCAAAATGCTCCTTCATGGCAATTCTTTCGCCGAGATCGAGCGCGACCCCTTGACCGGCGAAGTGATTAACATCTGGCCTTTGACCTTCGCCCAGGTCGTCCCCTGGCGTGATCAAAACGGTTTTCTGTTTTACCGCTGCACGCCCTACATGGGCAACATCATCGATTTTGACCCTCAGGATATCCTTCATTTTCGTGGCTTTTCCATCGATGGCCTGGTGGGCGTCTCGGTGATCCGTCAGGCCCGCGAATCGCTCGGCCTCAACATCAGCCTCGAACGCTACGGCGCTGGTTTCTTTGGTCGTGGCGCTCGCCCCGGCGTCTTGCTCAAACACCCTGGCCGATTATCCGATGATGCCCGCAAGCGCCTGCGCGAAGGCTGGGAGGCAATTCACGCCGGTGGCGAGAACAGCCACCGCACCGCCATTCTCGAAGAAGGAATGGAAGTCTCGACCGTCTCCGTTCCCAACGATGACGCCCAATTTCTGGAGTCGCGCAAATTCGGCGTAGAGGAAATCGCCCGCTGGTTTGGTTTGCCGCTATCGCGCCTCCGGGTGCAGGGCGCAACCGCCTTCTCGAACATCGAACAGGATGGGATCGATTTTGTCGTCAATACGCTCCGCCCACATCTTGTCCGCATGGAACAGGAAATCTCCGTCAAGCTTTTCCCCCATGGCGACTATTACGCCGAGCACTCCGTCGAGGGGCTCCTGCGTGGTGACATCCAGACCCGATACAACACCTACGCCATCGGTCGCAATAATGGTTGGCTTTCGGTCAACGATGTCCGCACTATGGAAGGCCAACCGCCCATCGAAGGCGGTGACACCTACATGCAGCCTTTGAATATGGCGACGATAAGCCAACAAACCAGCGGGACCCAGCTCCCTCCCTCGACGCCACAATTTGGCCAGACCCCGCTTAACGGATCTCCCAAGCCTCTGATTCCCGCCAACGATCCCAACCCTTACTCCGAATCGTAGATGTTGCGGACAATTTCCCTGTCCGCGATCCCTGTAATCGATTTCCGCTCGTGTACCTCTCCACCAAGGAGGACCTATGACCGAGCGGCGCACCATTGCAATACACGAACTCCGGGCCGATCCGCAATCGCGGCAGATCACCGGGATCGCCGCGCCCTACGGTGTCCTTTCCGCCGACCTGGGCGGTTTCCGCGAACAGATTGATCCCAACGCCTTCACCCGCTCGCTCGCCGAGCGCTCGAACATCCTCGCCTATTACAACCACGACTCGTCTCTTGTTCTCGGCTCGACCCGCTCCGGGTCGCTCTCCCTGGCATCCGTTCCCGCTGGTCTCTCGTTTCGCCTCGACCTCCCCGACACCAGCTACGCCCGTGACCTGATCACGCTGATGGAACGCGGCGATGTGTCGCAGATGAGTTTTGGATTCGTCACCCGAAAGCAAACCTGGGACGAACCCGCGCCGGGCGAGAGCGTGCGCATCCGAACCCTCCTTGATGTCGATCTGACGGAGATTTCCGTTGTCGCCGATCCCGCATATCCGCAAGGGACCGAGGCCGCCCTCCGTTCCCTCAGAAGCCACCGAGCCCGTCAGGCCGTGGAGCGCTCGCAGCGCTTGTTTTCTTTCGCCACTCGACGGGCCTAAAGCCCAAAGGAACATTCATGGAAACGATTAAAAAGCTCAAAGAACAGCGCTCGGCGCTGATGACCCAATGGTCTGGCCTACTTAAGACCGCCGAAAACCGCGAATGGAGCCCCGAAGAGGCGCAAATGGTCGCCCAGCTCCAGGCCAAGGTTGATGACCTCGACAAACGCGTCGCCGCCTGCGAAGCCTATGTCAACGCCGACCCCGAAGAGGATCAAAAGGCGATCGATGACGCGCAGGAAACCAACGCCAACGCGCCCGATGATGCCGAAATGAAAGAGGAAAAGAAAAGGAGCTCGCAAGCGTCCCGCTCGGCCTTCGCTTCTCGCCGTGCGATGCCCGCCCCCGGCTTTGTTTCCGACTATAACGATCGCCAACGCACCCGGGATAAAAACCTTGCCCTGCGTGGTTTCCTTCTGGGCAACGATGCGACCAACGAACAGCGCGCCGCCGCCGAGCGGACTGGCCTCAACCTCAACAGCCGCTCTCTCTCGATTCCATTGAGCGCATACCAGATCGAGGAACGGGATAACACCTCCTCCGGATCCGCTGGCGGTTACACGATTCCCCAAGGGTTCCTTGCGGAATTAAACATGCGCCGCGCCCTGTTCAATCCGATGCGCGACCACGCCCGGGTGATCCAGACCGAAACCGGCAACCCGCTCCCTCTGCCCACCGTGGACGATACCAGCAACACCGGATCTCTGGTGGCTGAAGCCTCGGCCAGCTCGGCGACCGATGTCACCTTCGGCCAGGTAACGCTTAACAGCTATACCTACCGGACGCTGATCAAAGCCTCGAATGAGCTTCTCCGGGATACCGGCATCGACATCCAGGCCTACCTCGCCCAGCTCATGGGTGATCGGATTGGCCGTTCGGAATCGGCGGCATTTGCCACCGGCACCGGATCGAGCCAGCCCCAGGGCTTCGTGACCGGCGCTTCCGCTGGCGTCACCGCCGCTTCTGCGACGGCGATCACCATCAACGAAGTGGTCGGCCTCATCAACAGCCTTGATGCCGCGTATCACCCCAACGCCAAATTCGCGATGCACCAAAGCGTTTGGTATTACTTGCTCAAGCTCCAGGATTCTCTGGGCCGCAACCTGATCCCAATGAACTACGCCGACCCCACCGACCGGCGTTTGATGGGCTTCCCCGTCATCCTCAACAACTCGATGGCAAGCTCGGTCGCCACGACCGCCAAGACCATCGCCTTTGGCGACTTTGAACAGTTTTATATCCGCGATGCGGGTCCTTTGGAAATCCGCCGCCTCGATGAGCGCTACGCCGATGCGTATGAAACCGGCTTCCTTGCCGTTGGTCGTCGCGACTCGAAGGTTGTGCAGACCAACGCGATCAAGCTTTTGACCCAGGCGTAATCCTCGACTGTTGTGACCCCTTGGGCCCGCTCTCCTTCTTTGGCGGGCGGGCCTTTTTTC